CAACGTAGAATCTCGTCTTGAACTTGCACTTGCTGGATTTAAAAAGAAAGAAGTTTATGTCTACACGCAAGATGGTAAACTTTTTGTTGAGGGTCAAAAAGAAGATAAAGAAACGGAGTCCAATTATATCCACAAGGGTTTGGCACAACGGAGTTTTAAGAGAGTGTGGACACTTGCGGATGATACAGAAGTCGCAGATGTATCATTTGAAGACGGACTACTCTCTATCAACTTGAAGAAAATTGTTCCTGATCACCACAAACGTAAAGATTATCTATAAATATATTTGAATATCGTCGGCGCAGAGGAGCACCTGGCAAAATCCAGGTTGACTCCTCCTTTTTTTATTGCTAGAATAGTAAGAGGTATGGAGTACAAATGACAGTAAAACTTTTGCTTTTAAAGTCTGGTGAAGACCTTATTGCAGACATAAAAGAGATGGTAGTTGGTGAAGAGGAAAATGTAAGGGTTGTTGGATATTTTCTCCACAAACCTTGCGTTGTTAAGATGACCCCTCCATCTAATGTTCCAGAAGAATTCAAAGAAGAAATTGACCCACAGAAAGCATCTTTTCAGGTAACTCTTTTCCCGTGGATGCCTTTGTCCAAAGACAACACTATTCCAATTTCTACTGATTGGGTTGTTACTATGGTAACTCCAAGCGACAAACTAAATGACATGTATACTGAGGATGTAATGAACTATGGAAAAGACAATCAAAGTTTTGGCACTGACCAACAATCTAATTCTAATAACCAAAATTGAAGAAGTTGGTGCTGATATTGGAGAACCAGATTGTAAACTCATATCACCATTTGTTGTAAAAAGTGATAAAACTTTAGAACCATTTCTTTGTGGATATACAAAAGAAAAAATTTTTATGATGAGTTCGGAAAAGATTCTTACTCTTGTGGATCCAACACCAACTCTACTTGAAAAATATGAAGACTTGATTAAAGAATGATGCAACGCTTTTATACTAATGTTCAATTGATTGGAAACCAAATTCTTGTTCGTGGAGTTGAAAATGGAAAGAGATTTGAAAGTAGAGATGAGTTTTACCCAACTCTCTTTGTAAAAACTAAAAAAGAATCAAAATATAGAACTTTAAGTGGAGAATTTGTAGAACCTATAAAACCAGGAACTATCCGAGATTGTCGTGAGTTTTATAAAAAGTATGAAAGCGTAGATGGATTTGAGATTTATGGAAATGACAGGTATATCTGCCAATACATTTCTGAAAAATATCCAGAGGATGAAATCAAGTTTGATATTAGTAAAATCAAACTTGTAACTCTGGATATTGAGGTTGCTTCTGAAGCAGGATTTCCTGATGTCGAATCTTGTTCTGAAGAAATTCTTTCAATTAGTATTCAGGACTATACTACTAAAGAGATTATTACTTGGGGAGTCAAACCTTTTAATAATAAGCAAAGCAATGTGACCTATCACTATTGCCCTTCGGAGTATGAACTTCTCAATCACTTTATCAATTATTGGATGTTCAATGTTCCTGATGTAATCACTGGGTGGAACATTCAGTTGTATGACGTTCCTTATATTTGTAAACGTCTAAATCGTGTTCTTGGTGAGAAACTAATGAAGCGTTTCTCTAACTGGGGACTTGTAACTGAAGGGGAAACTTATATTCAAGGAAGAAAGCACACTACATTTGATGTTGGTGGTCTAACGCAACTTGATTATCTTGACCTCTATAAAAAGTTTACTTATAAGGCACAGGAGTCTTATCGTCTTGATTATATTGCTGAAGTGGAACTTGGTCAGAAAAAACTGGATCACTCTGAGTTTGATACTTTCAAAGATTTCTATACTCAAGGTTGGCAAAAGTTTATTGAGTACAACATCGTTGACGTAGAACTTGTTGACCGTTTGGAAGACAAGATGAAACTCATTGAGTTGGCACTGACAATGGCATATGACGCTAAGGTAAATTATGCTGATGTGTTTTACCAAGTGAGGATGTGGGACAACATTATCTACACATATTTGAAGAAAAGAGATATTGTCATTCCACCAAAGAATAAAACACAGAAAGACGAAAAGTATGCAGGTGCTTATGTAAAAGAACCTATTCCTGGAATGTATGATTGGGTGGTGAGTTTTGACTTGAACTCACTATATCCCCACCTGATCATGATGTATAACATCAGCCCTGAGACTCTATTGGAGGAAAAGCATCCAACAGTCTCTGTAGATAAGATTTTGAATCAAAGTCTTAATTTTGAAATGTACAAGGATTATTCTGTGTGTGCTAACGGAGCAATGTTTCGTAAGGATGTTCGTGGGTTTCTTCCAGAACTAATGGAGAAGATTTATAATGAACGTGTAATTTTTAAAAAGAAAATGCTTGCTGCAGAGCAAGAATATGAAAAGACAAAGAACAAAGAGTTAGTTAAAGAAATTGCTCGATGCAATAACATTCAGATGGCAAGAAAGATCCAACTTAACTCAGCTTATGGTGCCATTGGTAATCAGTATTTTAGATATTATAAACTTGCAAATGCCGAAGCAATCACTTTATCTGGACAGGTTTCTATCCAATGGATCATGAATCGTGTGAATTCTTATCTAAACAAGATATTGAAAAGTGGAGATGCAGATTATGTTATTGCTTCAGATACTGATTCTCTTTATATCAATATGGGTCCTTTGGTTGACAATGTATTCAAAGGAAGAGAGAAAACTACTCAAAGCATTGTTTCGTTCCTTGATAAGGTCTGTCAGGTGGAATTTGAAAAATATATTGAAAGTTCTTACCAAGAATTGGCGGATTATGTAAACGCTTACGAGCAGAAAATGTATATGAAGCGTGAGTGTATTGCTGAACGTGGAATTTGGACTGCGAAAAAGCGTTATATTCTTAGTGTGTGGGACAGTGAAGGTGTTCGTTATGAAGAACCCAAACTGAAGATTAAAGGTATTGAGGCAATCAAATCTTCTACACCAGCACCTTGTCGTAAATTATTGAAAGAATCTTTTAATATTATGATGAGTGGAACAGAGGATGATATGATCAATTTTATTGATACTTGTAGAGAAAAATTTAAGAAACTTTCTCCAGAACAAATTGCCTTTCCACGTTCTGCCTCTGACGTTCAAAAATATTCTTCTTCGTCTGATATTTACATTAAAGGAACACCAATTCATGTTCGTGGAGCACTTCTGTTCAATTATTATGTTAAACAAAATAAGTTATCAAATAAGTATTCTTTAATCCAAAATGGAGAAAAAATTAAATTTGTCTATCTCAAAAAACCAAATATTATTCATGAGAATGTTGTTTCATTTATCCAGGAGTTTCCAAAAGAACTTAATCTTGACAAATATATAGACTATGAACTACAATTTGAAAAAGCATTTTTAGAACCACTCAAAATTATTCTTGATACAATTGGGTGGAGTGTAGAAAAAACTGTAAACCTTGAATTATTTTTTGCGTAATGGATTTTCTTAAAGATATTGTAAAAGAAATTGGCGACGACTTTACTAAGTTGGCATCAGATATTGACGAAACAGAAACTTATGTTGACACAGGTTCGTACATTTTTAATGCACTGGTTTCAGGTAGTATATTTGGCGGGGTATCTGGCAATAAGATTACTGCTATTGCTGGAGAGTCTAGTACTGGAAAAACTTTCTTCAGCCTCGCCGTTGTTAAGAATTTTCTGGATACCAATCCCGATGGTTATTGTCTCTATTTTGATACTGAGGCTGCTATCACTAAATCACTTATAGAAAGTCGCGGTATTGATACATCTCGTTTGGTTGTTGTTAATGTTGTAACTATTGAAGAGTTTCGTACAAAGGCACTCAAAGCAGTAGATATGTATCTGAAAGCACCACTAGAAGATCGTAAACCTTGCATGTTTGTGCTAGACTCTTTAGGTATGCTCTCTACAACCAAAGAGATTACCGACGCACTAAACGAAAAAGAAGTTCGAGATATGACTAAATCTCAACTTATTAAAGGTGCTTTCCGAATGCTCACACTCAAACTAGGTCAAGCAAATGTCCCGCTCATTGTCACAAATCATACATACGATGTCATTGGAGCTTACGTACCAACTAAAGAAATGGGAGGAGGTTCTGGACTCAAATACGCAGCCAGTACGATCATTTATCTCAGCAAAAAGAAAGAAAAGGATGGAACGGAAGTGGTCGGAAATATTATCAAAGCTAAGACTGCTAAATCGCGTTTGAGTAAGGAGAATAAAGATGTTGAAGTCCGTTTGTATTATGATGAGCGCGGTCTTGATCGTTACTATGGTCTTCTGGAACTTGGTGAGATTGGTGGACTCTGGAAGAATGTAGCAGGACGCTATGAGATTGATGGTAAGAAACTTTATGCCAAACAGATTCTAAAAGAACCTGAAGTATACTTCACTGAAGAAGTGATGCAACAATTGGACGAAATCGCACGTAAGGAATTTAGTTATGGAGAAAGTTGAGTTTCTAATTCTTAGAAACCTTTTACACAATGAAAAATATATTCGAAAAGTAATACCCTTTATCAAATCAGAATACTTCGAAGATCAAAATCAAAAAATTGTATTTGAAGAAATACTTTCTTTCGTTCAAGAGTATAATCAACCAGCAACAAAAGAAGTTCTCTGTATTGAAGTAGAAAAGAGAACAGATATTAACGAGCAGTCTTTTAAAGAGATTGCTCAAATTATTTCCTACCTTGAAGATGTCTCTACCGAATTTAATTGGTTAATTAACACTACTGAAAAATGGTGTCGGGATCGTGCCATTTATTTGGCACTTATGGAGTCTATTCATATTGCTGATGGAAATGATGAAAAGAAGAATCGCGACAGCATTCCCTCTATTCTTTCTGGTGCTCTTGCTGTAAGTTTTGATAATCATGTCGGTCATGATTATCTTGAGGATTACGAACAAAGATACGAATCATATCACAAAAAGGAGGATAAAATTGAATTTGATCTTGAGTACTTTAACAAAATCACGAAAGGTGGTCTCCCTAACAAAACTCTTAATATCGCTCTTGCTGGTACGGGTGTCGGGAAATCTCTATTCATGTGCCATGTGGCTAGCTCCGTCTTGCTCCAAGGACGAAACGTTCTGTACATTACGTTGGAAATGGCAGAAGAACGCATTGCTGAAAGAATTGATGCAAACCTCTTGAATGTCCCTATTCAGGATATTACAAATCTTCCAAAGCAAATGTTTGAGAATAAAGTTACGAGTCTTGCAAAGAAAACTCAAGGTACTTTGATTATTAAAGAGTATCCAACTGCATCTGCACACTCTGGGCACTTCAAGTCTCTTCTAAATGAACTTGCATTGAAGAAGTCATTTCATCCAGATATTATCTTTATTGATTATCTGAATATCTGTTCTTCTTCTAGGTTCAAGGGAGGTAGTAATGTTAATTCTTATACATTGGTCAAATCAATTGCAGAGGAACTTCGTGGTCTTGCCGTGGAGTTTAATGTTCCTATCGTGAGTGCCACACAGACTACTCGTAGTGGTTATGGTTCTTCTGATGTAGAACTGACTGATACTTCAGAGTCTTTCGGTCTTCCTGCAACTGCTGATTTAATGTTTGCACTAATTTCTACAGAAGAACTTGAGGGTCTTGGGCAAATCTTGGTCAAGCAGCTCAAGAATCGTTATAATGACCCAACTATTCATAAACGTTTTGTGGTTGGTATTGATAGGGCTAAAATGCGTCTCTATGACTGTGAACAATCTGCTCAACAAGATATTCTTGACAACGGAAAGGAAGAAGAGTATGATTATGAAGAAAAGAAACCTAAAAAAACATTTGAGGGATTTAAATTCTGATATGACTATTGATCTTAATAAGTATGTGGAGTTTGTGAATACCACAACTTCTAAACCCAGTAAAGAACATACTGCGTTTATTGATCGTCTGATGGAACTTCGTGAAGAGGAGTTTCCCACTGAGCGTCTTCTCACTGCTGCTGTAGGGATGTCTGCCGAAGCTGGTGAGTTTACTGAAATTGTAAAAAAGATTATCTTTCAAGGTAAACCAGTAAACCAAGAGAATCTTTTTCACCTGAAGCGTGAACTTGGGGATATTATGTGGTATGTTTCTCAGGCGTGTCTTGGACTTGATATTTCTCTTGAAGAAGTAATCCAAATGAACTTTGAAAAACTGAGTGCTCGTTATCCTGAAGGTGCTTTTACTATTGAACGTTCTGAAAATCGTAAGCAGGGAGACCTATGACTAAAGAAAAGCAAGTAACAATTAAAATTGATGCTCGCACAGCAGCGGCAGTTCGTCAAGTTTTGTTTGATGCTCAGAAAGGATATACCTATGATGAGTTTAGTGTTCCTCCTCGCGTTTCTGATATTCGCAAAGTAATTCAACAACTTGATGATAATATTGATAAAGTTCTTGGTGAAGAATAAATAAAAGCAAAAATGTCTTTAATTGGAAAAAGAAGAGGAAGACCAACTACAAGATCTCAATTCGAATCAATTCTTAAAAAGTTTTTAATTTTTCTAAAGAGAGAACTTAAATTTGCTTACGATATTCCAATTATTCTTGTGGATGATGTAGATTTTTCTAAAAATAATAAAACATTTGGATTGATGTATCCGGATAAAATTGTTATTAGTATTGTTAATCGTCATCCAATAGATATTTTGAGAACCGTTGCTCACGAATATATTCATCATAAGCAGCAAAGTGAAGGCAAAAGGTTGAATGGAAATGCTGGAAGTGTCAGTGAAAACGAAGCAAATGCAAAGGCAGGAGAAATAATTAGAAAATACTCTAGTCTTCAATCTGATCTATTTGACTTAATACCAATTAGATAATAATTTGGTTCTACTCTTAACCTTTTATTCAAACCTCCTCTGGGAGGTTTTTTTATAAATATCTAAAAAAGATTAAAAGTAATGAAAACTTTTTTGGAGTTTATTTCTGAAGCAGAGGTTGCCTGGAATACGGGCACTCTTAAAGGAAGTAAAAAAAGTCCTTCCGCTACTGCAAGTCAAAAAGTAACTCAACTGGGTAGGCAAATGACTAATCCCAGAACTACTCCTCAACAAATGGCATCAATTGCTCAAAGAGTAAAGAAAATGAAATCTGCCATTGTCGGTTCTGGGGAAGTTGCAAAGGCATCTGATCCTCGTCCAGAAAACAAAGATGCAGGAAGAACTAATACTAAAGTAAGAGGATATGCCTCAAAAGGAAAAGATGAACGAGGAAGGGTAGGTAGTCTGCGTGATATAGATTCGGGCAATCAACCTTCAGATGTTAGAACTTCTGGTAGATACGGCGATACAAGATCCAGA